TCCAGCTATATTGCCTTCCGGTAAAAGCCTATGGCAAGAGTTTTGGGACATAAAAGAATTAGAAAAACTACGAGCAGAACTACCGGTATCTAAATGGTCTGCTCAATATCAACAAGACCCTACTTCAGAAGAGGGTGCTATTGTTAAAAGAGAGTGGTGGAAGAATTGGGAATACAACCAACCTCCACAATGCGAATTTATAATACAATCTTGGGACACGGCTTTTCTTAAGACTCAACGTGCAGACTATTCAGCTTGCACTACATGGGGAGTCTTTTATAACGAGAGTGAAGGAACCGGAGTTGTAGAACCTCATATAATATTATTAGATGCTTTCAAAGACAGGATGGAGTTTCCTGAACTAAAGAAAAAAGCATTTGAACATTGGAAAGAGTGGCAACCTGACGCATTTATAGTAGAGGGTAAAGCTGCTGGTATGCCGTTAATCTTTGAACTAAGACAGATGGGTATACCGGTGTCTGAGTACACACCAAGTAGAGGTAATGACAAGATTGCAAGAGTTAACGCTGTAGCTGATTTGTTTGCATCAGGTATAGTATGGGCACCAGAGAAGAGATTCTCTGAGGAAGTCATAGAAGAATTCGCTGCTTTTCCTAGCGGAGAGCACGATGACTTGGTGGATTCCTCAACACAAGCGTTGTTGAGATTCCGTCAAGGTGGATTTGTACCATTATATTCTGACGAAGAAGAGGAAGAGTTTGTTGGTACAAGAGCAGAATATTATTAAAAGGAGCAAGTATGAGTTTTTGGGCAAAATTATCTTCTTTCTTTACAGGAAAGACAGTTGAAAAAACAGAGCAAGTAGCTGCATTTGAAAAAGCAATTAAAGAAAGCAAAGAAGCTGTTGAATCTGTAGAAATAGTAGAACCCGCAAGAGCAAGAACTGAACAGGGCAGATTTATAGCTGATGATAAATCAACTGAAGATGTCAATGAAGCTTGGGTAGGCGGAGTAGCACCTAAGAAAAAAAAGAAACCCAAAGTTGTTAAAAAAAAATCTAGGTAAATAAATGGCAGAAAAACCGTTAAAGACACCTGAAGCTATAGTGGAGAGTAGTCCATTAGAAATTTTGGTCACTAATCCTGAAGAGGTAGCTATAGAAACAGAGGATGGAGGTCTGCTAATAGACTTTGACCCTGATGCTGTGGACTTTACAGATGATTTTAACGACAACCTTGCTGAATTTATGGATGATTCTAGCTTAGATGAACTTGCATCTGAGTTAGTTTCTAACTATTTAAGCGATAAAGAGTCCAGAGCAGATTGGGAAGAGACCTATATTAAGGGTTTAGACCAATTAGGGCTTAAAATTGAAGACAGAACGACACCTTGGGACGGTGCGTGTGGTGTTTTC